TCTAGTTCTTTAGCCTTGTTAGCAGTATTTGCTACCGCTGCTCCTGCAGAATTATCTAAAGCCTTAAGCTTATCTTGAAGAGCCTTCTTCTTGTTCTCTCTAGCAATCTCTTTTTCTGTTTGAGCCTTTTCTCTTGCAAATGCTGCGGATTCTGCTTGCATATCAACTTGAGCTCTTAGAGCACCCTCAAGATCTCCTCCAGCAACTGCGCCAAGGTAGTCGATGACTAAGCTTCTTCTTCTCTCTTCATACTTTAGAGAAAGCTCCTTAAGTCTATTGATATTCTTTTCTTTACGCTCAATTTCTTCAAGGGCGTCGATCTGTGCTTGAATTGCCTTTTTAGCAGCATCATTATTTCCAGATGTAGCACCACCAGAAAACATTCCTTGCAGGGAAGCTTGAAGATCAGACTTGGCCTTATCTAGTGCTTCGTTTGCTTGGTATACTTCGAAGTAAGCACGAATTCTCATTCCATCAAAATCTTTTACTGCCTCTAGGCTAGGAATGATTCCTTCAATACGCATCTTAAGGGCAAGTGCCTGTGCTTCTGCGTCTACTCCATTTCTTATAAATCCTTGTAGAACAGTCTTGTCTGTTCTTGTTAGACCGCTAATTGAATCTGCTACCCCGTCAATTGTGTCTTGAGTAATTAGTCCAGCACCAGCAAGCTCTTCCATAGATTTTGCAAAGGTCTCTGCATCAGAGTTTGCCATTGAATTATTAATTGCCTCTACAGCTTGCTTAGTATCAAGTCCGCTTATTGCTACCGATCTTTGTGCAGCATCTAGTTTTTGATACGCTATTTGTAAGTCAGTTAAATACTTTGTAGTTGCATCGTTAAATCCAGTAGGTGCATATGTTGATCCAGCAATGTTTCTAGCAATTGATTGATCTACTCCAAACTTTCCTGCCTGTGAAATTAATGATGAATACTCTGTGCCTACTAAAGAACCTGGTCCACCCTGAATTCTTTCTAGGTTTCTCTTTAGTGCTCCTGACTGAGTTGTTCCAGATTCTCCAGCTAGCAACATCTTTAGATCTGTTGCAAAACCTTCTTTACCTGCGGCCTTCAAAATAGCAGCCATCATCTGCTTAGCAGTTTCTTCAGAAACCCCAGCAGCAATATAACTTAAGTACTGGCTCAAGAATTCGTCTTGGACTTCCTTAAATGTGTCAGCACCCTTCGTCTTTTCACGTAGTGCTCCAGTTGATGTTGATGTTGCTGCTTCCATTGCAGCCTTTGCTAATATCTCTAGTGCTGATGCAGCTTCTTGAGACTTTCCAGTTACTTGTGTTAACTGTATGTCGCCAATTGTTTTTAGGCTTAGTCCCGCTGCTGCAGCATACTCTTTATCAATCTGATACTGTTTTATACTCAATGCCTGAATATCTGCCAACTTCTTAAAGTAATCTATAGACATCTTAATTGCTGGAACAAGTGCTCCTAGTGCTGCTCCGACTGCCATTCCTGGTCCGCCGAACATCATACCCATAGATGCACCCATCATTGCACCTCCAGCTAAATCTCCGACCTTGCCTGTTTGTGGCACCATACTAGTTCCAAGACCTAAGCCCATCATTGCAAGTCCTGATCCGTAGCCTTTGCCAACTCCAGCACCCATGAGACCACCACGAATTCCGCCAGCTCTATAACCAGCCTTTATTCTTTGAAGGAATGGTATCTTTGGAGAATCTTGTGCAATGGTATTTGCAATTTGATTTTCATATGCAACAATCTCTGCTGCTTGTTGTGCCATAGCAGCATCAACTCTTTCTTTTGCAACCTTAACCTCTGCAACTGCTGCCGCTGTTTGAACGTCTGGAGTAGAACCAACCGTTACAGCTTGTGAAAGAGAGCTAACAAATCTTGATATTCTTGACTTAGCTGTCTTTTCAGCTTTTGACATTTCTAGTCTTGTTGTAGCCTTAACTTCTGCTTCCGCTGCTGCAATATTTGCTCCTTCTGCTCCACCTGCTTGGAATCCAGCTATAACAGCAGTTCTTACTCTAGTAACAGTTTCATCAAACTTCTGTGCAACTTCTGGACTAAAGTTTCTAGCAACAGCAACGGCATCCTCTGCCTGTCCGCTTGCTTGCCAAGCCTTTTTCATTTCTCCAGTAATCTTTCTTCCAGCTGCAACGCTCTCTCCATACTGATCAGAAATTGCTTCCATTGTTGCAACATGTTGTGCTGCAAAGTCAGCGTATTCATCTATAGTTCTAGACATTGCTAAAATATCAGCATCAGATGCTGGGGCTTTTCTTAGCTTAGCATTTCCTAAAATTGCTGTTCTTTGCTCTTCTGTGGTAGCACTTCCAATTAGCTTTTCACGCATTTGTCCAACAGCAGTGCCCTGTGGGAATATCATAGAAGGCATACTTTCATTCATAACACCCTGAATGTCTGCTGCTCTAGATCCTCTTTCTAGGTATCCACCAATACTTCCTAGTCTGCCAATTACTTCTGGATCAACCCCAAGAGAGGCAGCCAATCTTTTTCTTCCAGTTTCTGGAACATCGTGTGAGAATACTCCACCAGTTACATCTAGACCAGCGTTTCTACCGAATGTTGCTGTTGGCATGTATCTGGATGCACCAGCAAATCCTGGTGCCTGAACTGCTCCAGTTGAGTAAGTATCTTGAATCTCAGTTAGCTCTCTCATCTTATTGATAAGATTTTGAATTTGCAGTCCTGCTGCCTGTGCTGCATCTGCTTCGTTATATAAAGTTTTAGTGGCCTTATCTCCAGATAGCTTAAGAGCCATCATAGATTCATCTAACATTTCAAACTTTTTAGTATTTGTAAATAGTCTTCCAAGGAATCCGATTGACTTAACTACATATCCAATAAAGTTAAGGAACACACCTGATAACATAATGAGTGGACCAGCTAGACCTACTATTGCACCTACAATTGTAATTACTGTCTTAGCACCGTCAGGAAGCTTATTAAATCCTTCGATCACATTATTAATTCCGCCAAGAACCTTTGAGAAGATTCCCAAGAATCCTTCTCCTGCCAGTGCCATATTAGCCTTCAATGTTTCCATTTGGCGTTGGAACTTTCCAGAAGCAGATTCTGTAAGTGTTGTTAATTCTCGATCAGCAATTGCTGCTAAGTCTGCAGTTGATGCTCCCATAAGTTTCATAACCTGAACTGTCTGGCTTCCAGACTTTCCAAGGTTATCGAATAGTGCTGACATACGAGCAAACTGGAACTTACCAAAGATCTGCTCGATTGCTTGTGCTCTAGCTAATGGGTTTAGAGTATTAAGAGCGTCCTTTAGTGCGCTAACAGTGCCCACCAAATCTCCTGCATTGCTATTTACAATGTTCTGAATATCAATTCCAAAACCATTCATCAACTCTCTAGTCTTTTGAGTTGGGTTAATAATAGAAGCTAATCCAGACTTTAGTGCGTTTGCACCTTCAGATGCATTAATACCACCCTCACGCATAGCTGTAAGGAACAGTGCAAGATCCTTTACGTCTCCGCCAAGCTGACGGACAACTGGTCCAGCCTTTGGAATTGCAATTACTAGATCTTGTAGAGAAGTTGATGTCTGGTTTTCAACTGCGTTAAGGAAGTTAATTGATTCTGCTAGCTCTCTTGTGTTAAGATTAAATGCGCTTTGCAATGACAATGTAGCAGACATAGCTTCTTGTCTATCTACTTCACCAAGAACTGCAAGTCTTGTAGTTTCTGAAACTGATTGAAGAAGATCGTTACCAGTCTTTCCAGTAGCAGCAATGTCCGCTGCCAATCCAATTGTTTCTGTTGCTGCTGCACCCATAGATGATGCTAAGCTACGTGCTAAGTCTGAAGTTTCTTTCTTTATAGAAGCAATCTCTGTGGTTGTTGCTCCACCAATATCTCCGTAGACCTTTGCAAGTCTTGTTAGCTGCTGGTCTACTTCTTTAAATGCCATAGCTGCTTGTGATGCAAATATTGTAAGTGGCACAGTTAAACCTACGGTCAACTGACGGCCAGCCCACTGAGTGTTCTTACCTAGATTGATAAGTTCTGTAGAAACGCCCTGTATTGATTTTCCAATAATCTTAAACTGCTCTGCTCTGAGAGCCTTCATGGTTGTTGGATCAAGTCTATCTAGACCTGTTGGGGTTGACAAAATGTTTCTAGTTTCACCCTGTGGGCCAACCGTAGTTGTTAATATAGATCTCTGCAATCTGACCTGCTCTTCAGCAAGTCTTCTGATCATTCCTCTTTGGCCCCGAACTTGTGTATTAAATTCTCGGAAATAATCTTTTAGCTTTAATCTACCTTGGTCTAAGTGCCGACCAAACTCTCTTGTTTCATTTGCTACGTCAACAAATGATGAAGACCATAAGCGTGTGTTACGCATGCCTTCAATAAACTGTCTGTTTAAGTTATTTAGGGAGCCATATGATGCTGCTCCTAGCCCATTTAGCTGAGATTGGAGCGTACCAATCTCTGCGTTTGCACGACGAACTTCACCAATTAAATCGGAAAAGTTGGCATTCGCATTAAAGCTAATTACAACTTGTTGGGCCATATGCTATATTATCCCAGATTTTCGATCCTATTACGCTCTAGCGTCCCACTCTTCGTACATTAAGCCTTGACCTACGCCAAATCCTTCTTGTCTTGCAAGTGATCCCTTAAGGTTTGCCACATCGTTTGTAGCAGGATCGTCTCCTAGTGCTTCCCTCCTAATATCTTCAAATGTCTTAGCACCTGAAGAATTATTTTCATCCAAGTCCACCCCTTGTAGGGCAGCCAGGAATTTCTTATCCTCATAGTCTTTTTTGTTAGCTTCTTCTAATGTTAAAATTAGCTCAACTAAGGACATTTCTTCTTCTAGTTCTTCGTAGTTTTTCCAAATCCCTAAAAGAAAAGCTTGTTTTTCTAAGGCAGCGAGATCAAGGTCTTCCCATGTTGAGGAAGACTTAGTTTTATTAGTTAGTTTGTCCCACTCATCTTGGTCGCTGCCGCCATTAAATTTGGATCACCAAGTTTAATTCCTCCGCAGATTTCCATGATTTTCCAAATAGTTGGAACGTCCAGGGCCTCTTCTAGGGCCTCTTTATCAGCTGCTAATTCTGGCAAGCTTTTTCTAAGAGCAATAGCACTTGCTTCGATAAAAATATCAATTGCTTCTTCTTCGTCTTTTACTGTATCTAGCTTAGTAACGACCTTCATAAATTCTTTTAGTCGCTTAATTGGAAGTGGCTTAAGTATTGCCTTTCTTCCGTCTTGTAATTCAATTTCCACTGTATCGTATAGTGTGGTAGCCAAAGTGACCTCCTAAATAGTCTTAATAATTATAGCAAACTAGGGCTAAAAAGACAAGACCCCCATTTCTGGGGGTCTCGCTAATCTTACGATTTAAATTTAGATCAAGCGATCTACGATTCTACCGTATGTATCTGAGTAACGTGGGTCACCCAAGAGACGGAATGTCACTGGGAACACAGTTGCTTCGTTACGACGTAGAGAGTGGTTTGACGCTTCTACAGATAGAACACGACGAGCATAGTAAACACGCTCACGGTCTGCGCCTGTTGAAGTTGTTGGTGCGTTTCCAACTGCGATGAATTGACGCTCTGTTGGCTCTTCGTTAAGAGCACCTACTGAGAGATCAAGACGGGAGTCAGCTACGCTGTCATAAGACTTAAGATTTGCTTCTTTCTCACCAAAGACCACCATCATATTGCGAAGTGTACCTTCTGTAAGAGTTGTACGAAGCATAACACGCTGTGAAGACTTGAAAAGCTTCGCAACGTCGAGCTGCTGGTCTACTTCTACTTCACCATATGTTGGTTCATACATAACTTCAAGACCTTCAGATGTGAATCCGACGTCTTTCCACTTTGTTGAATCCAAAACCTTACCTGTACCAAAGTTTGCGTCTGATACGTATGAGCCAGTAGGCTGTGTTGCTACTGCGAATGGATCTAGACCGTCCTGATATGAGTCAGACCAGTCTGCTGATGTTGAATCTTTTGCAGAAATGAAAATTCTTGCTGCACCGATAATAATATTACGAACGTTTGTTGCCATTTATTTATTTCACCTCCTCCTTTTTTTAGGATATAAGTTTTGCGGCATTTCCTCAAATCCAATAATACTTGAACTGGGGTTATTAGGCAAATCTTCCTTCCGAATTTAAATCCCTAGTGTAAGAATATACTATGGCTAGGTCAGCCTCTAGTTCACCCTGCAGCTCAGCGGCTGGATTAGGTGAGTTTGCCTCAGTAAGGGAAAAGTATTTGTAGGCAAATGGGCTGGTAGGATCTACGTCCTTCACATACTCATTTACCGTCTTAGCAGATTCATCGAATCTTCTAAATAGGTCTAACATGACATTCATGATCTTGATTGTCTCTGTTAATGTTGTTGAATAAATCTTAAATGTTAATCTATCTTGGCAAATAACCCAGTCAGTGTCATATCCTACGATATCGTAGTCATAGACAATGTATGGAGCATCTGGTCTAATAAATTGCTCTCTTTGTCCACTTTGCTGGACAGAAAATATTGGACCAAATGGGTCTCTGTATACAGGAGGATAATCATTAGGATTAAGTACTGAGCTATCCTTGAGTTCCCGCCACAAAACCTTTAGCACATTAGTTAGTGCTGTCTTGCTATAATCAGCCATTTACATCACGCTTCGCTTTCTCATATGACCTTGCCACTTGGCGAATATGCTTAGAAGCTGTTGCTTCACCAATTGCCTGGAACGATCTTCTTGACTGCTTTCCTGTTACTGACCTAGGCATTTGCATTCCTGCAAGCGCCTGTGCTCTTTCTATCTCTTTAAACAAAGGTGACTTTGCCATATCAGCATTTAGTCTAGCAGAGTTAATAAATCTAAACATTGTCTTCTGGTATGCCCCTCGAACTTCTCTTCCGCCAGGAGTTCTTACTGTAACAAAGCGTCCTTTTGGAATGAATACAGGAGTGCCGTCATTTGAATAGAAGAAGAGTGCCTGTGCATTCTTTGCTGTGATTCTTACAGTCTGCCCCTTTTCCATAACATCAGCCTTATATGTAAACTTGTGTCGTCTTACTGTCCCGTTTTTAATTGGTACATAAGTGCGTGACTGCTTAAAGTCAGATGACAAGACAATTGCGCCAGTTTTATACTGACCAGTTATTTTCCATAATCTTCCCAGTGGTGTTCCCACTCTGCCCCACTCATAAACGTGGTGCAATGACTTTGGGCTTAGTCTAGCCTCAGTGTCAATAAATGCAGCTAAAGACTTCTCTGCAATTGCTGTGACGGCTTGTCCTACAGCCTGGTCAACTTCATAAGTTCTAGTAGACTTGGCAACACCTTCTACATATGCCATAGCATTTGCAATAGTATCAGAAGCATTTGTAATTACTTTAAGAGAGGGCATTCTGAATTTCGCTCCTCTGTAGTGTTGTTTCGTATTCAAGGATCTGGCCGAAAGCATCTACAATTGGAGTAGATCCAACTATGGAAAACATAGTAGGAGGGTTATTTAAAACTTCTGCTTCTTCCCAAAGAACCTGACCCTTTAGATCTCTAATGTTTGTTATCTTAGAATTTCTAGAAAGCTTTTCTACGGTATTGATCTTAATAATCTCTTCAATAATATATCTGTTGTCAATTGTTCTATCATTAGATGGAGTGCGGACGCCAGATGAAATAATCGATTTAGCTAGGCATGATACAGTTTCTGCATATAGCCATTCTCTTTTAATTTCCCCAGTATTCTCATCACGCTTTTGCTGGACACGATAAATGTCTGCAAGCATTGCGTATTTGGCTTCTACTGAGTATGAGCCAATCATTAAATTACCGCCATGTTTGTGGACTTATACTCTTCAAGGAGCTTATCCACATAAAAATTACCAGTCCCTCTGAACGCTAACTTAGAAAATTCCATATCTGTATCTCCGTATGATACGCTCTGAACAAATCTAGATCTCCAGATATGATCCTTGCTAAAATAATCTCTTACTAGCATGAGTGCTCCAGTTTGTACTTTTTCTGGAACAGACTTCCATCCAAATACTCCAGTAATGTCATACTTGTATCCTTGTACAAAGCTACCGTAGTGCGGATAAACGATATCTTTCATCCCGCCCTCGTTAATGTCCTCTTCAGAATAAATTCTAAGAGCATGGTTTGTTTCTGTAATGTTTACTGCAAAATTAAAATTATTAATTGAATTTACGGTATCAATAGCAAGCTTATTATTCTCCTTGATAACAGAGTAAGAGATAATTCTTTCTCCTAAAAATAATACGTCTGCGTCTTGTCCGTATGCAGAGACTGTCTTTTCCTGCTTTCCAAAATTTACTCCAGTAAAGTTCTCTATCATAAATCTTGCAAACTTCTCTGCCTCTCTAACCTGATGATATGATACATAATTAGCATCCCCTGGCTCACGGCCAAAGTGTAGTTTGGTGTATACGTCATGAATAGAAAGGTATGGAGTTACAATATGGTAAGCGTCCACAGTAGTCATCTGATTGAAGTCTACAGAGTAAGTCCAGACAACCTTAATCATCTTATCTGTCATTACAAAGTCATCTCTGACTACAAAGCTGTAGTGACCTTCATCATCAGACTCTTTGGCTGCTGTTCCAGCAACAATAAGAACGTCTGTGTTTAAATCGTAAATATTGACCTGTGGTAATGAATCTGTGTCTCTAAGCTCATCGCTAACATAAACATCAAGATATACCTTTTGGGTCCTACCTGTGTATAACTCCATTTAATTAATTAGGAGTAAAACTCCTGTACCTCCTTGGGAGTGGCAAGTCTGAAACCTTCCTGTGTGTCAAAAATCTCCTGTGCGTCTTTCTCAGACATTACGATAAATGGATTTTCTTTTGTAAATGTGAATGCATTTACATCATATCTTGGGTTCATTCTTTCCATCTTTACTAGGACTTGGCCACCCTTGAGTTCGGTATTTGGCTTTGATCCCGTTGTTTTCTTTTCTTCTACTTCTGCTTCGCCTTTTTCAGCGTTAATAAAACTATTATACATTTCATAGCTTACACCCTCTTCTGCGAGTAGGGCGATTAGGTCTGCCTTGTTCTTGGCTGATTCATGATCTACCGCAAATGTTTCTGCGACCTTACGAAGCTCCTCAAGCTTCAAATTATTAAAAGACATTTATTCTCCTCTCAGTCTTTTCCTTCTAATTATAGCACCCATATGACTAAAGGGGAACCCTTTTTAGGAGTTCCCCTTCAGACTATTTAGTTGTTAAATTTGTTAGGCTGAAACCTTTACGTTCTTAACCACAACAAAAGCTTCAGGATTTTCGATTGCACATCCTGTTCTTACGAACATTGTGTACTCGATTGTATCCTTCTTTGGCTTGAATTCACGGTATACCTGAATCTCACGCTTAACACCAACAACTAGGTTGTTAGCGAATGTAAGATGGATATCTCCGTGGTCGCCTGTAGCACCTGAGTAATCTCCGTCCTTTGTCTCATCGATCAAAGGTACTTCAACTACTGGAATACCGAATGCGAATGGAATTACACCACCTGGAGCACCAGCTGGTCCGTTTGGATTTCCACGAAGAATTGAAGATGCAATGTCTTCTGGAGTTCCACCTGAACCAATTGTTGTCAAGTTGTATAGATAATCCTGCACTAGGTTTGAACCTGTAAAGAACTTAAGTTCGTTACGGCGTTGCTTGTACTTACGTGGCATAGCCTTGATTGCGCTGTTGAATACTGCCTTAGAGATTACTGCACCGCCTGCGTTTACAACGTTTGCTGACTCAAGTGCAAGTGCACGGAATCCCTTAAACGCTGACATCAAACCAGAACCTGTACCAACACCATTGATCAAAAGATCTTCGATGTCGTTACCTGCCTGAGTTGCCATTAGGCGAGCAATGTGATCCTCAAGATCAGCACCCTCGATGTTATCTTCAAGAGCTTCGCTTGAAAGTTCCCAATCAAGACGTAGCTTCTTAGTGGTAAGAGAAATCTTGGAGAATGTAACTGCTGCATTAGCACCTGTTTGGGTTGCTTCAGTAGCTACTGTCATTAGTCTAGTACCAACTCCAACCTTGTCAATGTCTGCTGTGTTAGAACGCATGCGAACTGTACGAGCTGCACGGGCAAGAATTGTAGCATCGAACATGTAATCGATGAATCGGTTAGCCTGGTCTGTGTTTAGAAGACCACCATTTCCTGATCCAACGTTTGTAGTATCAACTACTTTTTGTAGAATATCGCTCATTTATTTATTTTCACCTCCGTTGTTTTTATAAATTAAATGTTGCGGACGCTGAGGAAATGCCCGCCCCACTTGCTGTTTGTTTTTTGTATTGTTACATCTGACCCGTCCAGATCAGAAGACTTGCGAATCGCAGTATCCTTCTCTACTCCGTCGACCCTCTTTTCGACGCCTGAGATAGTTGCCTTAATATTGTTAACAACCTCTGCGAGTTCATTATATTTGTTGGTTACTTCAGCAATTTTCTGATCAACCTGTGCTGCTAGTCCTGAAACAGCCTCAGCTGTTGCAGTCTTACTAATTTCTGTTGAGATAAAGCTTTTCATTTCATCAAACATTTTTGCAAAGTCAGTTTCTTCAACTTCGACTTCGGAAATGTCAGCGGCTTCTTCTTCAACGGCTGCAGGTGCTGTTTCAGCATCTGCCTGTGGTGCCTCTTCGGTTGCTGGTGCTTCCGCATCAGCAGACTTAGCGAGGTCCGTTTCTGTGACTTCCTCAACTAGAGCAACTTGCTCAGCTGGAGTCTCTTCAACGGTAATTGTTGTATCTTCTGCCACAGTAACACCTCCTTCTGTGTCTTGATTTTCTTCAACCTGCTTTGCAAGATCAGGTTGTACCTTAGACTGCTTGTATGAGTCAAGGATTCTCTTGATTTCGACAGACTTATTGGTGTCTGCTGTTTCTACCCAACCAATTAACTCTAAGTTAACGTTTGTGGTTGGTGATGTAAATTCTGATTCTGTTGATAGATAAACTTCATCTGTTTCCTTATCATAGAAAACATTTTCAACTTGTGTTTCTGTTGCAATTCCCTTGAGCACTGTCCCATCAGCGGTCTTTTGAATAGAAACAATATTTGAAAGTTGGTTTGCTGGATTATCTACCAATGAAAGTTCTGTTAGGTCGTATTCTTTAATAACACGAATTGACTTATCTAGTGCTGAGTTGTACTCGTCGATTGTCTTTGTAATATTCCCGCCGATTGAAAATCCTGAAAGAGTTCCATCAAGAACTTTCTCCCATGTATCTTGTGCACCCTTTGAAACGTATGCGTTAACAAAAACTCCGCTGTACTCTTTTCCAGTTGCCTTATCAAATAACTTTTCCTTGCGGAATGAAACCATCTTGCCTACTGCAAGCGGTTGGTGCATCTCACGAATATTTCCACGGAAGCGTTCAAACGCAGAAGCAGAAGCATCTGCGGAAACGATGTCTCCGTGTTGATCGATATTGTCTAGGGTCGCAAATCCTGATACGATGCGCTTTTCCTTATCGACTTTTGCGATAGGCATTGAAAGACGGAGGCTGTCTCCATCAGAATACCAGTTTGCCTTTTTTATCTCCATAGCAACACTAATTTTATCAACTATTTGTTAGTAATGCAAAATCAGGGCGTAACTCGACCCTCACCTTGAGGATTTCTTGCCGCTCCATTGGAATCAGTAGCTTCAGCAGTTCTTTCTTGATCTCTTCTGCGATTTCCTGTTCCTCTTGCAGTTTGGTCAGCAGCTTGCTGTCCTGTTAACTGTACGGGCGAATCTCCTCCTGGCAGGCCTGGCATACCCAGTCTTGCACGAACTTCATTAGGCACAATGGTCTTCATTCGTAGGTAACGCTCATCAATCTTGGACTGTGTATCCTCGTCTGTGAGTGTAAGTTCATTAAACTTCAAAACAAAAGCGTCTGTGAATTCAGCAATCAAACGGTTAAGTTTCTTTTCTAGATTTCTCTGAGCTGGTCTAGCAACCTGCTCTTTAAATGTCTTATCTGCATCTTTAGCTGCTGCAA